AAGATTAGTTGATTATATAAATGATAATAAGTTTGATAAATCAAAACAATCACAAGTTGATAAGTCTATACAAACATTACAATCTAAATTTGCTAGAGATCGTGCTGGAGAAAACATGAAAAGGTATGCTGGACAGATATTAAATGATTCTTTGCGTGATTTTGATGCAACATTAAACTTTAATAAGTCGCAAGATGCTGGTTTAACTTTTGTCAAATATTATGGAGATGTTATTCCAACTACTAGGGAAATTTGCAGAAATATGATTAGTGGTGTATATAACAAGAGGAAAAGTGGACTTTTCACAGTTGATGAAGTCAGAAAGCTGTGGGCAAGTAGAAGTTGGTCAGGTAAAAAATCTGGCGACCCTTTAGTTGTTCGTGGTGGTTATAATTGTCGTCATCAATGGTCTTATGTCAATCCTGATTGGTATGACAGCAAAGGCGAACTAATAATATAATAGGAGAAAACAATGTCCGAAGAAACAAAGGCAGTTGCACCTGAAACGCAACAAACTGAAACACCTAAAGAAGAAGTAAAAGTAGAAGAAACAAAACAAAATACTTTTACCCAAGAACAATTAGACAACATAATCAAATCAAGACTTGAAGCAGAAAAAAACAAGTATGAAAAAAAACTTCAAGATGAGGAAAAGCAGAAAGCTGAACTTTTAAAAGAACAACAATTAAAAGAAGCTAAATCTAAATCTGAAATTGAGAAGATTATGCAAGAAAGAATAAAAGAAAAAGAAGATGAAGTATTGAGATATAAAACTCAAATTAAAAAAGAAAAAGTAGATAATTCAATACTTTCTGTTGCCAATAGAGAAAAATCTATTAATGCACAACAAGTCGTTTCTCTTTTAAAAGACGAAGTAAGATATACTGATGATGGTCGTATAGAAGTAGTTGATAATAATTCTAATGTACGATATAACACTAAAGGAGAACTTTTTACAATCGAAGATCGAGTGAAAGAGTTTTTAGATAGCAACCCACACTTCCGTCAAGGGTCATTGTCTGGTTCAGGAAGCCAGAGTGCTATTGGTGGCAAAACTGTTAAACCCTTTAACTTACAGGACTTGGACTTAACAAAGCCAGAAGATCGTAAAGCCTATTCAGAATATAGAGCAAAACGAGATTCAGGTGCTGTTGAGATTAATTTAAACAATAAATAAACTTAATAGGTAATAACAATGGCAAACGAAAGCACAAGTTCTACTCTATCGGAACTATACACAGAGATAGTAGCAGAAGCTCAATTCGTAGCTTCTGAAAAATCCATCATGAGAAACCTAGTTAAAAACTATGCTATCACTGGTGGTGGTAAAGCAGTTGAAGTTCCTGTATATGCACAAGTAAGTGCAGCAGCAGTAGCAGAAGCAACTGACTTATCAAACACTGCAATCGACCCAAGTTCAGTAACTATTACTGCATCTGAAGTCGGTGTTATGACTACACTAACAGATTTAGCAAGAAACTCTGCACCAAGAAATGTTGCAGCAGACATTGGTAAATTATTTGGAGAAGCATTAGCAAGAAAACAAGACGCAGATTTAACTGCATTGTTCGATGGCTTTAGTGTTACTTCAGGAGATGGTACAGCAGCTATCTCTCCAGCTGTAATCTTTAATGCTCTTTCAACTTTAAGAGCAAATGCATTACCAGCTAATGAAAGTGCAGTAGTATTACACCCTAAAATCGCTTACGATCTAAAATCTGGCTTAACTAATACTTTTGCTGGTTTAGATACTGAAACATCTAACGAAGCATTAAGATCAGGTTTCGTTGGTAAGTTAGCTGGATTAAATATATTTGAAACTTCAAATATTGCTAATACAGGTACTGCTGGTGATTACAAAGGTGGTGCGTTCCATAAAGACGCATTAGCAATCGCTATGATGCAAGATGTTAAAATCGAAACTCAAAGAGATGCTTCTTTGAGAGCAGATGAGATTGTAGCAACTTCAGTATATGGTGTTGGAGAAATCCATGATTCATATGGTGTTGAGTTACATTACGATTCATCTATCCAATAGTAGGATACTTTGTGAGGGTGGGAAACTGCCCTCGCAACTAACATAGGAGAATAAAATGGTTAAATTAGTATTATCAAACGAAAAAATGATTACCCTTACAAGAGGTAATAAAACAATTACTAGAAGTGAATTAGATTACGAAACAAATAAATCTATGTATGATTTTAGAGGTTTTAAAGTTGCGTCAGATGATGTAAAAGAAAATATTAAAGAAGTAGATCAAACTTTTGAAAACGAAGCAAAAGTAATACCTCTTAAAAAGAAAAGAAAAACAAAAAAGAAAAAAGATGAATCAATTAATTAAACTTAAATTAAAGAAGTGGTCAAAATGGGTCTGGATTAAATCTAAAAATAATCCAATGTATTCAATCCCTTTAGCTATTTTAATAATTTATCTAATTTGGAACTAAATTATGGCTAATTATACTGGTGCTGATGTTATTGTTGCTGCTGATGTAACAAAGTATCAACCTGATGCTTTTGATTTTGGTATTGCAAGTGATGCAACAGAAGCAACTAATTTCTTTGCACAAACAACTAATGATATTTTAAGACAATTAAGAATAGAATGGTGGCCTGTATATAAAACAAATATATTTACAGATATTACAGTTTTAAACACAGCAGAAATGGTTAATACAAAAGTTAATTTAGATCAGTTTGAACGTGCTGGTGTTTATCTATTTCTTGGAAGATTCTTTTTACCAGCATTAACTAAATTTAGACCAGAAACAGAAAAAGATAGATTTGAAAGAATGGCAGAATATTATATGAGCCAATATAATATTGAATGGAGAATGATATTAGAAGATGGTGTTGAATATGATGTTGATGCAGATGGAACTATTGTATCAAACGAAAGAGAGCCTTTACATGGATTTAGAAGATTGATTAGATAATGGCTGTCGATTTAAAGATAAAATCTAACTCAAAACAAGTATCACAAAAATTTAAAAAGTTTCAATCAGTATTACCTAGAATAATTGATAAAGGTATTAAACAAGCTGGATTTCAATTATTAGATATTGTTAGAACTAAAACCAAAAAAGGTATTAATTTTAAAGATGGTGCATTTGCACCTTATTCACAAGGTTATTTAAAAAAATTAAATAGAGAGGGTAAATCAACAAATGTAGATTTATTTTATTCTGGTAGAATGTTAGGTAGTTTAACAAGTAAAAAAACAGGAAAACACAAAGTATCATTAGGTTTTAGTAATGCACAAATGCTACAAAGAGCATTATTTAACCAAGTATTGAATGACCCTAAAAGAGAATTTTTTGGCTTTAACAATAGAACAGAAAAGATTATAAGTAAATCATTCAACCGATTTGTAGAAAAAGAATTAAGAAAGTTTAGAATATGAGTGTAAGAGAAAATATAGCATCTAATTTATTAACAGTTATATCTAGTATATCGAGTCCGATAACAATTAAAAAAGCTACTAGACAACCTTTTATATTAGACGAATTATCAGAGCAACAATATCCAGCAGTAATAATACAAACATCAGAAGAAAATAGAGATGATTCGGAATTAGGAAGTGGTGCTAAAACAAGACATGGAACGATTGATTTTGTAGTATTAGGATTTGTTAAAGGTGCAGAAGCTAATATAGATACTAAAAGAAATGAGTTAATCACAGCTATTGAAACTGCATTAGAAACTGATATTACAAGAAATAGCAACGCACTTGATACTGAAGTCGTACAAGTAGAAACTGATGAGGGTAGCTTATTTCCTGTTGGTGGAATAAGAATGACTATTAGATGTATGTATGAGTATCAAGCTGGAACACCATAGGAGATAATATGACAACTAAAATTATAAATAGAATAGAAAAGAAAATAGACCAAATAGAAAAAATGCACGATAAAGAGTCTATGTTATGTGAAGAAGTAAAAGACTTATTAGCAGAATTAAAAGAAAACCAAGAAGAAGATAGTCAAGATTGGGAAGAAGATTTAGATGATGATAATTTTGATGAAGATGAGGAAGATATTGACGAAGAAGAAGAAAACTAATAAAAGGACTTATGGCTAAAGACATTAAATTATATAAAGGTAATTCAGAGATTACGATTAATGAAACAAACCTTGAACATTATTTAAAACTTGGCTATAAGCAAGAGCAAGAAACTAAACAAACTAAATCTAACAAGGACAAAAAGACATGGCAACACATCACGGAAAAGAAGGAGTTGTAACAGTAGGTGGAACAGCAGTTGGGGAACTAACTAGCTTTACACTTGAAACTACAGGAGATGTTGTAGAAGATACTGCTTTATCAGATGGAACTAAATCATTTGTAACAGGTAGAACTTCATTCTCTGGTACTTTAGAAATGCACTTTGATGAATCTGACGCACAACAAGAAACTTTACTTGCTGGTGCTTCTATCTCATTTGTTTTATTACCAGAAGGTAATACTGCTGGAGATGCAAGTTACACAGGAACAGGTATTGTAACAGGTATGAGTATCAATAACTCAATGGACGCAATCGTTTCAAGAACTGTAACTTTTCAAGGAACAGGTGCTTTAACAATAGGAACTGTATAAATCTAATTTATGTCAGTTATTGATAGAGTAAAAACTCATTTTGAAACTCTTAAAACTATCACTATTGAGGTAGAAGAATGGAAAGACGATCATGGAAATGCTAGTGTATTCTATTCAGAGCCATTAACCCTTGAAGAAAAAAATACAATTTTTAAAAAGTCTAATAACTTTCAAGACTTAACTGTTCTTGTTGATTTGCTTATAATGAAACTCCAAGTCAAAAATGATAAAGGAGAATTAATTAAAGCATTTAGTCCTGAAGATAAATTTGCATTAAGAAAAAAAGCAGATTCTAATATTATTGCAACAGTAGCAAATAAAATATTAATAGATACTAGCTTTGAGGAAGCCGAAAAAAAGTAAATAGCGACCCTGAAATAAGGTCGCTTTTAGTAATTGCAGACAGACTTCACATCACTATTCAAGAAGTTCTTGATATGCCAGTTGAACATTATAATCTTTGGTTAGCTTACTTGAAAAAAGAACAAGATCAGTATAAAACAAAACAATCATTAGCAGAAGCAAGGAAATATAAGTAATGGCAAATCAAAGACTTAATATAGATATAATAGCAAAAGATAAATCTAAACAAGCATTAAGTAATGTTCAAAAAGGTTTAGCAAGATTAAGACAATCAGTATTTAATTTAAGAAACGCATTTATTGGTCTTGGTGCTGGTATTGTTATTAAAGGATTTGTAGATGCTGGAATACAAATAGAAAATCTTGAAGTTCAATTAAACGCATTATTTGGGTCAGCTAAAGAGGGTAAAAAAGCATTAAAAGAAGTAACTGATTTTGCGGCTGGTACACCTTTTGAACTTAAAAATATTCAACAAGGTATTACAGCTTTAGCCACAATAAGAAAACAAGCAGAAGAAAATGGTATTTCATTTGCAGAACTATTAAAAATTACTGGTAACACAGCGACAGTATTAGGTGGAGATTTTGCACTTGCATCATTACAGATTCAAAGATCATTTAGTGCTGGTATATCTAGTGCTGAACTTTTTAGAGAAAGAGGTGTTAAAGCTATGGCTGGTTTTAAAGAGGGAGTTTCTATAAATACAAAAGAATCAATATTAGGTTTAGCAAAAGCATTTGGAAGTGGTGGCGAATTTGGAAATCTTATTGATGATTTAAGTAGAACTTTATTTGGAACTATAAGTAATATAAAAGATGCTTTTTTTATTTTCCAAGTAGAAGTTGCACAAGGTTTTTTTGGTGCATTAAAAGATAATTTAGGCGATCTTAAAAAAACTGTTGAAGAAAACAGAAAAGAAATAGCAGAATTTGCTTCAATGATTGGTTCTGGTTTAAGTAATGTTATTAACGCAACAGCTAAAACTTTAAAATTTTTTAAAGATAATATTACACTTATATCAGAAGCATTTAGATTATTTATAGCATTAAAAGTAGTTTCGTTTTTTCATAATCTTGCAATAGCAATAGGAATTGCCAATGGTGCTATGCTTGGTTTTAATGCAACAGTTAGAAAAAATTTATTAATTGGAACAGCAATAGTGGTAATTTCAAATTTAGATAGAATTATAAAAAAACTTAAAGAAATAATGAATTTAACAGGAAAGAAAGTACCTGATGAAAATAAAGATAAAGAAAACAATGATGCTGAATTAATCAAAAAATTTGCAAAAATGGAAACATTATCTGAAGCTATTAATAGAAATTTCAAAGAGGTATTTACTTCTTTTAGAGATGCAAACGAAACAGTTATAAAAGATATGCAAGCAAAATTATCAACTATTGGGCAAACAATTGGTAAAAGTTTAAGTGGTGGAATTAAAAATTTTTCAGATGCTTTTGCTAGATCAGTTATACTTGGAGAAAAATTATCTGACTCATTTAAAAAAATGGCACAGCAATTAGGAGTTAAAATTTTAAGTGCTTTAATAGAAATTCTTGCTAGAAAAAGTGTCGAACTTGCATTAGAAAAATTAATAACAAGAGAAAAACAAAAACAAGCGGCATTAAGTACAGCAAATGCACTTTCTGGTTTAGGTTCTTTAAAAGGATTTTTTGGGGGTAGAGCATCAGGTGGTTCAGTTCAAAAAGGACAACCTTATATGGTAGGAGAACAAGGTGCTGAATTATTTGTACCTAACCAATCAGGACAGATACAACAATCAGCAAGAGGTGGTTCAGGTGGTGGAAGTACAACAGTTAATTTTAATATCAACACAGTAGATGCTTCTGGCTTTGAAGATTTATTAGTTAGATCAAGAGGAACTATAACTCAATTAATTAATAGTGCTGTAAATGAAAGAGGGAGTAAAAACTTAATCTAATGTCTGGTGCTTTTCCAATATCAACTGCTAAATTTGGAACTTTAGGAATAAAGTCAATTCAAAATACTATTATCTCAAAAACTGTTTCAGGTAAGAAACTTGCAAGACAAATAGACAATCAAAGATGGGCATTTTCAGTTCAAATTATTACAGCTAAAAGATCAGATGTTTATGGAGAGTTAATGGCATTTATAATTAAACAAAGATCAGGCAAAGAAAACTTTACAATTATCCCACCAGAAGTAGAAGATGCTAGAGGCACAGCTAGTGGTACTCCACATGGTACAGCAAGTGCTGGAGATACTTCAATTACATTAGGTGGTACAGGTACAGGCACATTAAAAGCTGGAGATATGATTAAATTTGCTAATCATTCTAAAGTTTATATGGTCGTTACAGATCAATCAGATATTTCAACAGGAACTTTAACAATAGAGCCACCTTTAACAACAGCAGTTTCTTCTTCAGATATTCAATATGATAATGTTCCATTCACAGTACACTTAACAAATGATGTTCAAGAATTTGGTGTATCTGGTGCAGATAAAGATGGTAATTTATATTATGAGTATCAATTTGATGTTGAAGAATCCTTATAGATGAAATACAAAGTAAAATATTGGATTAGTGTTGATTTTTTAGCAGAAGAAATAATAGAAGCTGATGATTTTAATGCTCAATCCTTGAATCAAGGAAAGTATAGTGACCCATCTAAAAATGCCACTTATACTGTCAATGATGCAATAAAAATTAATAGAAGAACATTTGAGGAATATGACGAGAAGCCTGACAACAGCAATAAAAAACGAACTAGCAACAAATGATATTAGACCAATCCATCTTATCACTATTGGGTTCGCTACTCCTATTAACATTACTGATTGCTCTTTTCCATTAACCTCATCAGTTTCAGGCTCATCAGTTACTTATTCTTCTAGTGATTTTATATTAGGTATATCAAATCATACAGAAGAAACAGA